ATGCCTGACCTCGCCTCCCTGCACCCCCGCCTTTCCCGGCTGATCCCGCGGCTCGGCTCGGATTCCGAAGGCGAGGTGATCGCCACCGTGCGCGTTATCCGCAACGTTCTGGGCAAGGCCGGGCTGGACCTCCATGACCTCGCCGCCGCCCTTCCTGTCCCGCCTCCCGAGCCCGAGGACTGGGAGGAAGCCTTGCGCTTCGTGGCGCAGGAAATGGCGATCCTCACGGAAAGCGAGGCCCGCTTCATCCGCAACCTGCGCCGCTTGTCGAACGCCGGCACCGGCTGGGCGCCCACGCCACGCCAGGCGCAATGGCTTGAGGCGATCCGCGCCGAGCTGGCCGGGGAGATCCCCGATGCGTGATTGGAGCCGTGACCGCTTCGATTGGATGCAACAGATCATCGCCGATCCGGCCCGATCCGGCACGGCCAAGCTGATCGCCGCCATCCTCGCCACCCGCTTCGCCAACGCCGAGACCGGCGAGGCATACCCCTCCAAGGCGACGCTGGCCGCGGCTGTGGGCCGCTCTGAGCGCATGGTGCAGATCGCCATTCGCGAGATGGAGAACGCCGGCTGGCTGGCCGTCTCACGCGGCCGGGGACGGGGCCGGTCCTCGACCTATTCGCTCGCCTTCCCGGCCGGTTGCGAGCCCGAGAAAAGGGGAAATGTGGTTCCCCTTTCCGAGGCGCGCGAGCAGCGTAAAAGGAGAAATGAGCGACACGTAAAAGGAGAAATGGGTTTCTCCCCCATTCTTGAACCAAGTATTGATCCAAGGGCGCGCACGCGAGGCGACCGCCCGTCTCGGCCTTCGACCGACCGCGCCGAGCCGGCCCGAGCCCGAGGCCCGGCGATCCCCGAACAATTCGTGACCTGCCCCAAGCGGCTCGCCTCCTGGTCTGACTGGCTGGCCCGAAACGGCTGGCCGTCGCTCGACGTGATGGCGCTCCGAACGCTGAGAGGGGACGAGGCCGGGGCGTTGGTCCCATTCGGCTGGCCACCCTCGGGCCGAGACGCTGAGGACGCGCGCACCGCCGAACTGTTCTTCACCCTCAAGGCCGGATACACCGCGGCTGACCGTCAGCGGGGCGCAGGCTAATGGCGAAATGGCCCTACACCACCGCGGCATGGGCGCGGCTCCGAGCGGCCAAGCTTGGCGCGACGCCGCTCTGCGAGCCTTGCCGGCGCGTGGGCAAGCTGACCGCGGCGTCCGTGGTCGACCACAAGCACGCGATCAACCTCGGCGGGCCGGCCTTCCCTGCCCTCGACGGCCTCGCGTCCATGTGCCCGAGCTGCCATTCGATCAAGACGAACCGCGAAGACCGGCCGCAGATGGCGCCGCCGAAGGGCTGCGACGCCTCGGGCGCGCCGCTTGATCCGTTCCACCCCTACCATAGCGACGCCCCGGCGGGGGGGCCTTCCATCGCCAGCCGGCACACCGGAGACCAACGCCCGAAAGTCGCGAACATAGTTAGTTCGACTCGGGCCGGGGGGAGGCGTTGAAATGGGACGCAGAGGCCCCGGCGCCGGTAGGCTGATCGACGCCCGCAAGCGCTTCGCCGGCGATGACCGCATCGACGACATGTTCAACACCGCCAGCCTGTCCACGGCCGAGCCCTGGGAGAAGCCGGGCCTGACGCGGGCCGAGCGCGTCGTCGCCTTCCTCGAAACCCTGCCGGTCACCTCGGGCATTCTGGCCGGCGAGCGGTTCGGCGTGCGCCCGTGGCAACGCCAGATCATCGAAGACCTCTACGCCGAGGGCGAGGACGGCCGCCGGATCGTGCGGGAAGCCGTCATCACCCTGCCCCGCGGCAACGGCAAGACGGGCTTGCTGGCCGGCCTCGCCCTCGCCCACCTCTGCGGCCCCGAGGCTGAGAGCCGCGGGCAATGCTTCTCCGCCGCCTCCGACCGCGATCAGGCCGCGCTTCTGTTCAACGAAATGGAAGCGATGATCCACGAAACGCCGGCGCTGGCCCGGCGCGTGAATATCCAGCGGTTCGCCAAGAAGATCGAAGACATCCCCACCGGATCGGTCTACGCGGCCCTGTCGGCCGACGCCCGCAAGGCCCACGGCCTCAACGTCTCGTTCTACTGCTACGACGAGCTGGCGCAGGCCCCGAACCGCCAGCTCCTCGACTACCTGCGCACCGGCACCGGCAAGCGCCACGAGGCCCTTGGCATCGTGATTTCAACGCAGGCGTCCGACCCGCTGCACGTCATGTCCGAGCTGGTCGACTACGGCCGCCAGGTGCAGGACGGCGTGATCGAAGATCACCGGTTCCTGCCCGTGATCTACGCGGCGCCCGAGGACGCCGACCCTTGGGACGAAGCCGTCTGGCACGCCTGCAACCCCGCCCTGGGCGACTTCCGCAGCCTGGACGAAATGCGCCGCGCCGCCGACATGGCCCGCCGCATCCCGGCGCAGGAAGCCGCCTTCCGCGCCCTCTACCTCAACCAGCGGATCGACGCCGAATCCCGCTTCATCCGCGCCCTGGAATGGGAGGCGTGCGGCGCCCCCGTCGAATGGAATGACCTGGTAGGCCGACCGTGCTGGGGCGGCCTCGACCTGTCGCAGTCCCGCGACCTCACCGCGCTGGTGCTGGTCTTCCCCGACGACGAAGGCGGCATCGACGTGCTGCCGTTCTTCTGGTGCCCGGAGGACGCCATGGCCGAGCGGGCCGAGACCGACCGCGTTCCCTATCCGGTCTGGGCGGCGCAGGGCCATATCGAGCCGACGCCCGGCGCCACGGTCGATTATCGTCCCGTGATCGCACGCATCGCCGAAGCCTGCGCCACCTTCGACGTGCAGGGCATCGCCTATGACCGTTGGAGGATCGAGGATCTTCGCCGCCAGCTCGGCGACGAAGGAATCGACGACCGCCTCGCCGAGTTCGGCCAGGGCTTCAAGGACATGGGGCCGGCTGTGGACGCGCTGGAAAGGGCCATCGCCGACAAGCGGCTACGCCATGGCGGCCACCCCATTCTCCGCTGGAACGCCGCCAACGCTGTGGTGGAGCTGGACCCGGCCGGCAACCGCAAGCTGTCGAAGAAGCGGAGCCGCGAGAAGATCGACGGCCTGGTCGCGCTGGCGATGGCCTTGGGCGTCATGGAGAAGATCGAGCCGAAGGCGCAGCCTTGGGCATTGGAGAACGGCCCGATGTTCCTAGACCTCTGACGGCTTCGCCAGGCGCACGCCGGCCCCGCCCCCATTCTCGGCGATGAACACCACGCCGGCCGATTCGAGGGCTCGCCGTATAGCGTCCAGGGTCGACGCCTTCGCATCGGCACCGTTTTCAATGCGGCTGATGGTGTTGGCCGTGACGCCCGAAGCTTCGGCCACGTCCCGGACAGAAAGCCTCAACGCAGCTCGCGCCATTCGAAGTTGATGTGCATTCATTTGTACAGCATACATACGCCTGTTGACAGGATACCAATTATCCCGCTCTATAGGGACAGGATACCAACTCATGAGGACAGAAGCCATGACCCTGACCCGCCGCGCCGCCCTCGCCGCCCCCGCTGTCTTATTACCGCTCGCCGCGTCGCCCGCCTGGTCCGGGGCGAGCGACCCCGCGGACGCCGTGCGCTCCGCCGAGCGTCATGCGGTCGCCCTGGGCGCCGCCCTCACCGGCCTGACCCGCCGCACCGGGGCCGAGGGCTGGGTCTTTCACCTGTGCGAAACCTGGGGGCCGCCGCCCTTCCACCAGCACGCCTTCGCCGGCTGGGGCTCGCTGTCGAGCTTCCATGAGTGCGCGCCCGTTGCCGGCCACCCCGTGTTCTCCGAGTCGCAGCCCGCCTGCCTCGCCCTGCGCGACGGCGCCCTGTCGATCAGCTGGAGGTGAAGCCATGACCCTGACCCGCCGCCAGGCCCTCGCCGCCCCCGCCGTCTTATTACCGATCGCCGCGTCCCCCGCCTGGTCCGGAGCGAGCGAGCCCGATCCGGTCATCGCCGCCGCTGACGCCCTGATCGCGCAGGTGATCGAGCTGGACTGCCTGCCCAGCGGTATGTCGGACGACGAATGGGACGCCGCTGCCGATCACCTCTCCACCCTGGAACGCGAGCTGGCCGGCATGGTCGCGCAGACACCCGCCGGCCTTGCCGCCCAGCTTCGTGCGGGCGCCTACATCATCGCGCATATCGACAGGGACCACGACTTGGCGACGCTCAAGGGCTTCGACTTCGACAGCGACGCGGGCGGTTCGCTTTACGCGAACCTGCTGGCGGGGGCCGAGGCGATGGCGGAGCGTCGTGGCGCTTGACACAAACGAACCTCTTGTGTCACATGACACAAAGAGATGTGAGGCGCAGACGATGAAATTGGCCCTTGAGGTTTACAATTCGAACGAGGCGGCTGCGATTTCCGGCCTCGCGGCGGATGCGCAACGCAACTGGCGTCGGCGGGGCTACCTGCCGAAGATCGAGGGCAACAGCCGCCTCACCCTTCCCGACCTCGCGGTTTTCGCCGTCATGGCGCAGCTGTCCGAACGCGGCATCGGCCCGAACGTCTCGCAGACCTTCGCCGAGGAGGCCAAGCGCGCGATCTTCCTGCACAGCCTGACCATGGGCATCTACTCGCGTGAGGCGCTGACCGCCGCCTACGAGCTGCATCGCGCGCAGATTGACCGCGAAGCCGATGCGATGATGGCGAGCCTCGGCGACCGGGAGGAGGTTCGCAAAGTCGTGGCTCACATGGTCCGCGAGAAGCTGGCCGAGGTGCTGAAGGCCGAAACAGGCGTCCGAGGCGCCATCGCTCCGGGATACCTGGTTATCTGGGCCGAGGGCTCGTCCGAGTTCGTCGCGGGCGCCGAAGATCCTTTCGCGAGCGAAGATCACTGGTTCGATGACCCCCGCCGCCAGGGCGGCGTCCTGATCTTCCCGCTCGCCGCCATCGCCTACAAGCTCGCCTCCCGTCTTCCGCGCCCCGCGATCAAGCTCGCCGAGGCCAAGGCGTGAGCGCCCGTCACCCCCACCGGGCCGGCCTCCCCGCCGGCCTGCCCCCAAAGCCCGCCGCGATGGCGCGCGAGTCCCACGGCCCTCGGGCCAAGATGGAGTTTCACATGTCCAAGAAGCGCGAGCTGATGGAGAAGCGGGCCGCGGCCCTGGACGCCGCCGAGGCGCTGCTGAACGCCGCCGAGGCCGAAAAGCGCGACCTGTCGGAGGCCGAGCGTCCCGACTACGAGGCGCGCATGGCCGAAGTGGGCGCGCTGGATCGCCGGATCGAACTGGCCGAGCGTCGCGATGAACAGCACCGCCGCGGCGAGGGCCGCGCCCTGGGCGACGATCCCGAGGCCGCCGCCAAGGCCGAGTTCCGCGCCATGCTGCGCGGCGAAGCGCGGGCCATGTCCGGGACCGTCGATCCGAACGGCGGCTACACGATCCCCGAGCAGATCGACCGTGTGATCGCCAATCAGCTTCTGGACGTGTCGCCCATTCGCCGCTGGGCCAGCGTGGTGACCGCCGGCGCCGACTACAAGAAGCTGGTCAACGTCCGCGGCGCGACTTCGGGCTGGACCGGCGAGAACGGCGTTCGCGGCCTGACCGCCACGTCGACCCTGCGCCAGATCGTGCCGCCGAGCGGCGAGCTTTTCGCCTACACGCCTCTGACCAACTGGCTCCTGCAGGACTCGGCCTTCGATATGGAGGCGTTCATTCGCTCCGATATCGCGGACGAGTTCGCCTTGCAGGAAGGCGCGGCCCATGTGGCGGGCGACGGCATCGACAAGCCGCTCGGCTTCACCGCCTATCCCACCGTCGCGACCGCCGACGCGACCCGCCCCGCGGGGACGTTGCAGCACCTGCTGACTGACAACGCCAGCCTGTTCTCCGCGGACGAGCTGGTTGACCTGGTTTACAAGCTGCGCCCGTCCTACCGGCAGGGGGCCGGCGTGGGCTGGATCATGAATTCCATGACCGCCAGCGTCATCCGCAAGATGAAGGACGACTACGGCCGCTTCCTGTGGACCGACAGCCTGACCATGGGCCAGCCGTCGCAGCTTCTCGGCTACCCGGTCTTGGAGGCCGAGGACATGCCCGACATCGACGCCGGCGCACTGCCCATCGCCTTCGGCAACTGGCGCCGGGGCTACCTGATCACCGACCGCGTGGGCACGACCATGATCCGCGACAACATCACGGAACCCGGTGTCACGAAGTTCTACTTCGCCAAGCGCACCGGCGGCGCCGTGGTGGACGGCAACGCGATCAAGTTCCTCAAGATGGCCGCGGCCTGACGGATCGCGCCCATGGCCCTGATGCTCACCACGCCCCCGACCCTCCCGGTCGCCACGCTCTACGAGGCGAAGGCGCAGATGCGCGTCGACGCCGAGGACGAAGACGCTCTTATCGAGCGCCTCGTCGCGACCGCGACCGCGCATCTGGAGGGCCGGGCCGGCATCACCGGCCGGGCCTTCGCCCCGCAGGTGTGGACCTGGTCGGGCGCGATCCCCTGCACCGGCCGGCTTGTCCTGCCCCTCGCCCCCGTGATCACGGTTGCGTCCGTGACCGCGGCGGGCGCGGCTGTGGACGCCGGCGACTACGCCCTGAGCGAGCCCGACAACGGCGAAATGGTCTTCGCCGCAAGGTGGCGCGGGGCCGAGGCAGTCGTCGCCTTCGAAGCCGGCTACGCCGACGCGGCGATCCCCGAGCCGCTGAAACACGCGGTTCTGTTGCTGGCGTCCCTGTGGTTCGAGCATCGCGCGGAACTGGCCGAGCCCGAAGGCGCCACCCGCATGATCCCCTATGGCGTCCGCGCCCTGGTCGCCCCCTTCCGGAGGGTGTCGCCATGACTGACGCCATCGAGCGTCGCGTCGGCGCCGAGCTGCGCGCGCAGGGAACCCGCATCATCGGCTATGCGGCCCTTTTCGACTCCCTGTCCCACAACCTCGGCGGTTTCGTGGAGCGCGTGCAGCCGGGGGCCTTCGCCCGGTCGCTCGGCGAGGCTCCGGACGTGGTGGCGCTGTTCCATCACGACGCGCGCGCCGTTCTCGGGCGCACCCGGTCGGGAACGCTGCGGCTGGCCGAGGATTCGCGCGGGCTGCAATTCGAGCTGGACGTGGCGAACACCACCGCCGGGCGCGATGTGCTGGAAAGCGTCGGGCGGGGCGATATCACCGGCGCGTCCTTCGCCTTCAAGGCCCGGCGCGACGCCTGGACCGAGACCGACGACGGGACGCCCCTGCGCACGCTGATCGACGTGGACTTGCTCGACGTGACGATCACCCCCGCCCCGGCCTACCCTGAAACCAGCGTCGCCCGACGCAGCCTGGACGCCCGCGCGGCGCCCGGCGCGCTGGCCGCTCGTCGCCGCCGCATTGCGCTGGCCCGCCGGAGGATCGTCGCTTGAGCTGGTTTTCCCGCCTTCCCCTGATCGGCCGCGAGGCACGTTCCATCGTCTCCACCGGGCAGCTCGCCGAGCTGCTGGGCGTCTCCACCGGCGAAATCGTCTCGGCCGAGCGCGGGGCGAGCCATGCCGTCGCGCTGCGCTGCATTCAGGCCAAGGCCGAAGCGACGGCATCGGTCCCGCTGCGCGTCTACCGGCGGACCCCCTCGGGCGGGCGTGAGCGCGTGACCGACACGCCCCTCGCCGAGGCTCTGGATGGCATGATGAACCCGCAGGCGACGGCCTTCGAAGGGCGCGAGCTGCTATCCGCCTGGGCGGATATCCACGGCAACGCCTTCGCCCGCGTGGAGACCGACAACCGCGGCCAGGTGATCGCGCTTCACCCGCTCACCCCCGGATCGGTGAGCGTGGAGCGGCTGACCGGCGGGGCCCTGCGCTACCGCCACACCGACCCGCATGGGCGCGCGCATGTCTACCTGTCGGGCGAAATCCTGCACATCCGCCACCGTTCGCGCGACGGCATCCTCGGCGTTTCGCCCCTCGGCTGGGCCGCCGGGGCGATGACGTTGGCCGTGGAGCAGGCCGACGCGGCGAGCAGCATGGCCCGCAACGGCTTTCAGCCCGGCGGCCTGGTCACGTTCCCCGAGCCGGTTCCGGCCGAGCGCATGGAGCGGCTGCGCGAGGCCATGTCCAGCCGCCACGCGGGCGGGCGACGCGCCGGCCGGCTGATGGTCCTGGACGGCGGCGCCACCTTCAAGGCGATGGGCCTGAGTTCGGCCGACGCCGAGTTCCTCGAAAGCCGCAAGCTGTCCAATCTCGACGTGGCGAGGATCTTCGGCGTTCCGCCGACCGTCGCCGGCATCCCCGACCACGCGACCTATTCGAACGTGACGCAGGAAAACCGGGCCTTCGTCGCCCGCTGCCTCGCGCCATGGGCGAAGCGGATCGAGGCGGCCATGAACGCCGCGCTCCTGACCGAGACGCAGCGCAAGACGATGTTCATTGAACACGACCTGTCGGGCCTGCTGCGCGGCGACGTGGAAGCCCGCTTCGAAGCCTACCGGGTCGGCCGCGAAGGCGGATGGCTTTCGGCCAACGATATCCGCGCCATGGAGAACATGAGCCCCATCGAGGGCGGCGACGCATACCTGCGCCCCCTCAATATGGCCGACGCGACCAAGGAGGCCGGAAATGGAGGAGCCTGATCTTCTCACCCTTCAGGACGCCGCCGCGCGGCTTCCTGCCTCGATCACCGTCAACACGCTCCGCGGCCTGATCCGGGAAAGCAGGCTTCCATATCGGAAGATCGGACGGCGCCTCTACCTCACGCCCGGAGATCTTTGGAGCCTCACGCAATGCCCCGAAAACGCCTCCCCGCCCGCCTCTACCAGCGCCCCGACACGGGCGAATGGATCATCCGCGACGGCCACGTCACCCGGCGGACGGGATGCGGCGATGGCGACCGCGCAGGCGCTGAAGCAGCTCTCCAAGCCTACCTCGCGACCCGAGCGCCCGCGCGCCGCCGTGGTCCCGCTGCCCCGCACGAGCTGACCGTCGGCGAAGTGCTGGCGCGCTACGGCGCCGACCGCGGCCCCAAGGCTGTCGGCAAGGTGACGATGGCGAACAACATCACGCGGCTGGCGGGTTTCTGGGGCGACCTGACATGCGACCTGGTGAAAGGCTCCACCTGCACCGCCTACGAGCGCCACAGGGCGAAGCCTCGCACGAACGCGGCCGGTCAGACCTTCACCGCCGGCACGGCCACCGTGCGGCGTGAACTGGGCGTGCTACAGGCTGCGTTGAGATATGCCCACGCCGAAGGAATGCTTGTGCATCCCATTCAAGTGACGCTCACCGAGTCGGGGCTTCCTCGCGACCGATGGCTCACGCGATCGGAGGCGGCGCGGATCCTTCGCGCCGCGGCTCCGCACGCCCGCAGGTTCATCCTGCTGTCGCTCTACACCGGGCGCCGCATGAGCGCGGTTCTCGAACTGACCTGGGCGCGTGTCGATCTTGAGCGAGGCGTCGCCCGCTTCCGCGAGGACGGCCAGCGGGAGACGAAGAAGCGGCGGGGCGAATGCAGGCTCCCGAGGCAACTGGCGAACCACCTTCGGCGCTGGAAGGCCCTTGCGAGGCCCGGAGAGACGCATGTGGTGGCGTTCCGGGGTCGGCCCGTCGCCTCGATCAAGACGGCCGTGCGGCGCGCCTGTGAGCGGGCGGAGATCACCGAGGACGTGACGCAGCACGCGCTCAAGCATACCGCGATCACCTGGGCGATGATGGCGGGCCTCGATGTGGAGGACGCGGCGGAATACTTCGACACCAGCCCCGCCACGATCCGCAATCACTACTGGCACCATAGCCCAAATCATCAGGCGCGCGGCGTCGCAGCAATGGAGCGCAGACGATGAAGCTGTGCGGGAAACTGTGCGCCCGGTATGGTCAAAACCGGGTAACCGTTGGAGCGGGCGAGGCGATTCGAACGCCCGACCCTAACCTTGGCAAGGTTATGCTCTACCCCTGA